CGGGGTACTGCGTGAAAACGATGGTCGAAGCTGCCGGGATTGCCGTCACGCCGCCAGGAACCGCGATGGCCGCATTGAGCGTCACCGAGGTCGCCCCAGCCGACGCGGCGGTTGCCACGAAGGACGAGGTCTCGATGATTTGCCCGTTTGCAGCGACATACGCCACGCTGGTGCCGACCGGGATCGCCGCAGGCAGGCCCGTACCCGTGAGGGTGATGGTGGTGCCAGACGAAGAGCCCGAAGCCGAGACAGAGATTGCGGTCTCATCGACCACGCCCACGCAGCGCACCGGCAGGATCGTGGACACCGGGGTAGCCGTGGGGGCCAGCACGGCGTTGGCCGAGTTGCCCGTGGCGGTGGAGCCAGTGTTGTTGACCATGCTCAGGTTGGTGCCAACCAGCGCCAGCGCGCCCGAGGCAACCGTCGTACCGGACGAGCAGATCACCGCCTTGAAGACGGTATCCGGATCGTCACAGACGACAGCCACCGCGTCACCGGCCAGCGTCGAGGCGGGCCAGTATTGCGAGAAGCGCTTCTGCTTGGTCACCGGGTCGGTGTACGAGCAGCCGAGGAAAATGCCAGTGACTTGGTTCACGCCCGTGCCGGTCGAGACCGACGCACGAGTGATGAAACCGCGAGCCAGCACCACGAAGTCACCGTAGAAGATGTCCGTAGCGTAGGCGTACTGGATCGGCAGGGAGCGGGTGGAGCCCGCAAACACCTGCCCGCCGATCAGATTGACCGGCTGCAAGCCATACGGCTTGTCAACGGTAGGGTATGCCATCGTTTACTCCGAAGATTGGGAACCGCGTCCGAACTTCACCTGAGACTGACGCTCCCGGAAGAGCGGCATACGAGGGTCGTTCTCGCGCATGAACGCATTGTCCACTGACTCCATCTGGCCCTCCGCCTGACGGCGGTAGAACTCATTACGTTGTTCAGCGAACTCCGCAGGGATTTTGCACAGCATCAGACCGCCGACCTGAATGGTGTCAGCGAACCGGCCCTTGATCTCGGAGCCAAAAACCTGCACTTCCGGGTGGTCCGAAGCCTTGACAGGCTCGTACCCTTCGCGCAGTTTGGACGAGATGTTGCTGGGGTCATCTGTGCCGAGCGTGCTGAGACGAATCCACCGATACACGTAACCCGGCTCCGGATTGGGGTCGGGCAGCAGCGACGGGGGCATCCACTTCTTGGGCCTTTCGGCCTTTGCGCGGGTATCAAACTCACGAGGGACGCGGGTGTTCTCAGCCATTTTCTTTCCTCATCTGTTCCGCCACAGACCGAGCGTAGGCTTCCAGGGGAACCCCAAGCCGCTTGGCGATGGACACTTGTGATTGGGTCAGCACGATTTTCTTGGGGGCAGTGCTACGGGTTGCCGGGGCGACTACGTTGGTCGGCTTGCGGGCGGAGGGAAACGCTTCCGGGAACCGCTTACGGACACGAGCATTGATGCTCTCGTAGTATTGATCGCTGGTCGGGTCAACTCCGTTCTCAACAAGGTCTTGATGAATTGCCAGCGCCGTTGCCGTCATCTCTCGGTTCTTCCCAAACCACGGATTGGCGTCTTGCCACGCACGGGCTTTGGAATCGACCTGAGGAGCAGGCTCCGGAGGTGGTGGAGCGGGTTGTACCACAGGTTCCGGCGCTTTTGCAACAGCGGGCTTGAAATTGTTTACCCGCTCGGCCTTGTGGACCGCTTTGGCGAGTTCCTCTTGCGCCGCCACGATACTGTCCGTATCGAACGCCTCATGCGCCTCCTTGAGCCTGCGCTTGGCGTCTTCCACCTCGGTGGCAACGACGCGCTTGGCCTGCTCAAGCAAAGCCTGCTGGCCCTGACCCAAACTGCCTTGGAGTTTCTTGTTCTCCTCGATCAGGGATTGGGCAAGGCGCAGCGCCTCATCCTTCTCGCGCTGCGCGGCTTCCTTAGCGCGGCGCTCGTCGTGGTATCCCTTGGAGAAGTGCTTGATGCGCTTCTTGACCCCTTCGGAATACTGCGCCAACTCATCGTCGGTCACTTCCGCAGGGGGCTCCTTCATGGGCTCGCGCCCACGATCTTGCTCAGGAGTGTCGTCTACGACCTCGATCTCGGTCTCGCCCTCGATCTCAATCTCGATGTCTTGGGGCTTTTCCTTCTCGACCTCGTCCGGGAACTTGAATTCAGCCATTGAGCTTCTCCTTCAGTGCATAACCCATCAGCGGCCACACCCTGTTGACCGCGTTGGCGCGAGCGATCTTGCGGCCAATCTCGGCGTCGAAGTTCTCCGGGCTGGCGCACGCGCTCTCGCCCGTGACGGTGAAGCCGTTCTTCAACACGAGCACGCAGAAGGTCAGGAGGTGCAGCGGGCTGTTGGTGGTCAGCATGGGCACACTGTCCGCGTCTTCTGCGCAGACAGCCACGCCAGCTAAGCCTTGCGCCGCCGTGAAGTAGTGCTCGCTGGCGATGTTGGCCTCGATGTCCTGGGGCGTGACGCGGGGGGCGGTCAGGCCCTTGGCTCGGATTTCTTGCTCGATTGCACCGTCGTCGGTGCGGGGGGATTGAACGTTGAACATGAATTACTCCTTAAGCGCGCTTGATACCACGCGGGTCTTGGACCACCGCTTCGACCGAATCATCGTTGATGATGCGGAATTCCTGCCCGTGAATCTTCAGGCGGGTTCCGGTATTGGGGCGCACCAACACAAAGTCTCCAACCTTGCAAGACGGGCCTGATGGGAATCGGATGGGGTCTTTGTATGCGTCCGGACCCAACTTCATCACGAACAGCACGGGCGACAGCACCTCTTCGTAATGCACGGTCTGACCGGCTTTTACGAGACCGCTCTCGTATTCCTCTTCCGCACGCGGGAGCACGCACAGAATGTTGTATGACACAGGATCGGGCACTTGTTTGGCCCTTTCTGCGTCCGTTGCGGGGAGCGTAGATACGCTATCCCCATCGCTCAGGAGTAGTTCACTCATCGTTTTCCTCTCGCAGGGGGTGGAATGGGGCACCCCCGAAACCCCGTCTTCAGTCTTCCTGCTCCAGTTTCTTCTGAAGGTCAATGATTTGGTTGTAGGAGAAGGATAGTCCTCGCACCTCTCCGCACATACCTCGGTATTCCTCGAAGCTCTTTGCCGCACCTGACATAAGTGTTTGCGTAAGAACATCGCGGCGCTCTTCGATTTCTTTCAGAACCCGGTCGAAAACGGTTGCCATTTACTGCTCCTTGGGCTGCGCAGGTTGCTGTGTGGCTTTCGCGGCCCGAGCCTCGGCCTGCTGGCGTAGCTTCATGCGGTGCATCTGCTCCTTGTGAGTCATGTCCTGCTGGGCGCGGGCTTGCTTCTGCGACATCTCCTGCTGCGCACGCGCTGCCCCAATCCGGGGGTCTTCGCCCTGGTTGCGTTGGGCGTCCAGCGCCAGTCGGGCCTGCTCGATCTGCAACTTGCCCTGCGCGATCTGGAAGTCCCTCAGGCTGTCGGCCTCCTTGCGCTTGAGTTCCTCGGCCTTGAGTTGAAGCTCCATCTGCTGCATCTGGAGTTCAGGATTCTGCGCCTGCTGCTGGGCTTGCTGCTGGGCGAACATGGCTTGGTTCTGCACCATCGTCCTCTGAGCCGCCGCTGCGATCAGCGGGGCCAGGGCCTTCTCGTCTTCGGGCGCGATGGGCGCGTTGTTGGTCTCGTCCAGGGCCGGGAGCGGCACACCAAGCTGCATCTCTACCTGAGCCCGATACGCGAACGCAGCGTGCTCGGCCATGTGCGCCGCAAGCGCAGCCATCATCTGCTGGGCCATCGGGTTCTGCCCCAGGACCGCTGCGATGTTGGGGTCTTGCATGAACGCTTGGTGCGTCATCATGTGCGCCTGATGGTCTTGGTAGGCAAACGCCTTGATCGGCTCCATCCGCATGATCGCCATGTTCTCCGTCACCGGATCACGAGGCTTCTGATCCTCATCGATGGGCACGAGCTTATCCGCGTTCTTGATGCCCAAAACCTCCAGCATCTGCCGGTGCAGTTGAGGGAGGTCGTAAATCTGCGGAGCACCTTGAGCCAGTTGCAGTGCCGCTTGGTACTGCATGATCCGCTGCGCCATCGTGGCCGCGTTGGGATCGGACACGGGGATGACCTCCACCATGTCGTAGTCGGACTGCTTGACGCCCGGATCGCCGCCCTCTGGGGTGTACGAGTAGAACTCCGGTGTGAAGTCCCGGATGATGGCCTTGAGGAGCTTGAACTCCATCCGCAGGCTGGCGTGTACACGCGCCTGCACTGCCGACATCGTCTTGAGTTGCCGCTCAAGGATGGCAAGCGTGGTGCCCACCGGAGCCTGCGCCGACATGTCGGAGACCTTCAGGTCGGCAATCGCGGCAAGCCTGCGCCCTTCCTCCGTGATGCGCTCCAGCAAAGCGGCCAGGACTTGGCTCGGCTCCTTGTACGGCAGGGGCATGATGTTGTCCCTGACCGAGCCTGACCCGACATCCACATCCCTGAACTCGCCCGGGGCGATCGGCGTGTCGTCGCCCTTGATCCGCAGGCCACGGGTCTTCAGACCGCCAGGGAGGTTGCTCAGAGTGCCCGCATCGACCAGTTGACGGATGATCGACGTTCCTGCACGGGCGTAGCCGCCGATCAGGTGGATGTAGCCCAGGCCGTACGCACCGAAACCGGGGATGTACGTGTACTGGACGAAGTGCTGGCGCTTGAGGCGTTTGGCGTCGTCTCTGTTCCAGTTCCTGCGAACGGCCAAAACCTTCTGCGTTCCCTTGTCGATGGTGATGACGTAAGGCAGCGCTACCCCATCTTCGTCCTCACCCAAGTCCCAGTCTACGTGCGACTCGTAAGCGTAGTAACGCTCGTCGTCATTAAGGGAATACCCTTGGTCTTCTGCCTTCTTCTTCTCGATGTCGGAGAAAAAGCGCGTGGGTTCACCAAGATCAACGTCAATGTAAAAGCCCGACACTTGTAGCTTCTTGATCTCGTTCTTGGTCTTCCTCATTACGTGCGTCACGCGCTCTGCCGTGTACACGTTGGACGCGCCGTACGGGATGATCAGGTCTTCGGCAGGGACGAACGGAGCCGCAGGCATCTCCGTGTTGGTGTCCGGGTACACCTTCTTGAACGCAGCGCCGATGAGGCCCAGGGAGAACAGCAGCCGCTCATGCTCCGAGCGGTAGTCGATCATCTTCTCCGTGAGCCACAGGTTCATGTCGTCGCGGACACGGTCTGCGATCTCTTCCTTGAGCTTGTCGATCGCTCCGATGACTTGCGTCTTGACCGGCCCCTGAGCGGGGAAGGTCTCTGTGATCATCTCGGACTGGAACCTGACTGCCGCCTCCGTCAGCAGGGGGCTGTAGACCCCGCAGGCACCGCTCCAGGGCTCGGTACGCTCTTCGTACTTCATCCCCAGGACTTCCAGACCCTTGACGTACATCTCCACCCAGTCCTTGCGGGAGTTGATGTCTGCCTCGATGAGTTCAAGCAGTTCGGAGCCCAGCGTCTCCAGCACATCCGAGTCGAGGGTTTCTGCGAGGTTGGCGTCGAACTCTTCGGAGAGCGCACCTGCGTCTGACCCCGGCATCAGGTCGATCTCGACGCCTCCGGCGTGGAGCGTTACGTCCTCCGGGTCTTCGATCTCAATCTCGATGGCGGGCTCGTCAGAGAGAAGCGCGGGGTCAAACTCGGTCAGCGCGGGGGAGATTGCCATGATGCTCTTTCAGCGCCGTGTGGCGCGATTCGTGTTGGGGTTGTAGACAAACTGCGCACCGGGTGCAGCGCGCTTGGCGCGATCAATTGCACGTTCTTCTGCTGTCATACCGTCACGCGCACGGCCATCAGCCGTTAGTTCACCTTTGCCGTTCAGGTGTCCACGCCGCTTGAGTATATCCATCGCGGCTGCGCGAGTATCCCCTGTCATACCGTTAACGCGAAGCTGCGCCGCCAGCCTATCAACGAGCTGGTTCTTACCCATGAAGTCAGTGGTGTTCGCCATAATGGGCCTTAATAATACGCCACCCGTCGCGGGCGGTTCAGGTATTCTGGGTCTCGATAATCAGACGGCAGAGTAATAAACCCGCCCTGACGGTATCTGGTGAGGCACATGGATAGGCAGTCCACGAGGTCATCATGCGACCCGTAAGGAAACGCCACCGACTGCTCGATAACCTCCTCGGCCCACCTGCGTCCCTCCGGGTACCAGACCATACCCGAGCGGATTATATCCGCAACGGCGTTCAGTCGGGCGATCTTATCGCCTGTGCCACGGTTCGGCGTGAACTCCTGCACCGGAATACCCATCCGACGCAGTTCTTGGTACAGCGGCGTGCCGCTGGACTTCTTTTCAACGATGAACGAGTCGGGGTTCCACTCTTTCCACTCTCGGATGGCGAGGTCTTTCAACTCGGGAAACTCAACCCGGATGTTGATCGCGTTGAGCAGGATGATGTGCTGCGCCCCGTCTGTCAGGTTGTCGTCGCTGAACACGCCGAAGGTCAGCAGTGCCGTGAAGTCCGCCCGGTTGTTCTTCTCCGCAGCGGCGTCCAGGGCCATGATGATGTACTCGCAGGTGGGCGGGTCGTCCTTCGTCCACGGCATCCACCAGTCGCGCTGAATGATCGCGCCCTTCTCCCCGGTGGGGTTCTGCATGTACTGGGCGTTCCACTGGAACGCAGGCATCGACGCCTTGGTGCGCTCCAGCGCCTCCAGATCGAACTTCTCGGGCCACAGAGCCTTCTCTACGACCTTCTCGCCCTCGTCGGTGTTGACGGTGGTGGTCATGACAGCGGGGAACTCGAAAACCTCGTACTGGTCCGCCTTGGGGTTGTTGGCACCGTCCTTAATCAGGTGCCCAATGAGGTCATCTTGGTGCCACCGGGTATGGATTACCGCAATCCTGCCCCCTGACATCAGGCGAGTACGCGCACCGAAGGCAAACCACTGGTAGGTTTTCTCCAATTCCTCGAAATTACCCGCCAAAAGGTCTTGTTCCGAGTGCGGATCGTCAACCAAGAGTAAGTCGGCACCCCGTCCAGCCAGTGCGGCACCCACACCGGTGGCAAAATACTCCCCGCCGTGGTTCGTGGACCACCTACCAGCACTTTTTGAGTCGGCAGCGAGGGTAATTCCAGGGAAAATGGACGTATACCGGGGGTCTGCGATGATATTTCGCACTTTTCGACCAAAATCGACCGCCAAATCCCCCGTATGGGACACCATCAGCACCTTTTTGCCGGGGAATTTACCCAAAAACCACGCTGGAAACAGTGTACTGACGAGGTGGGACTTACCGTGGCGGGGCGGAATTGATACTGCGATGCGGTCTTTATGGCCGTAGGCAATCTGAGTGAGCAGTTCTGCGAGTCTTTTGTGGTGAGGAGCCACGACATATGTCGGGTCCATATACTTGCAGAACTCAATCAGGCTGTCTTGGCAGAGTTTGGCCTGTTTCCGGCGCTCAAGCTCATCGATGATGACCGCAATCTGGGCCTGCTCCTCGGGGGAGAACTGGCCGATGTTGGCAGCCAGAGCCTCGATCTCGGTCTCGGTGAGCGTTACCACGTTACAGGTCCGCCAGCGCGATGCTAGGGGGCACCAAGACGGGCGTGTCGAGCGGCGGGGAGACTACGCGGGCATCTTCAACGTCGCCCGGGTTCATCAGGCGGCGCAGCTTGTCTCGCAGGGAGTTCTCAAGCTCGACGGTGGACCGATTGTTGACGGTGATCTCGGTGCGTTCGGTAAACAGACCCACATCGCTGATCTTCCCAAGCAGGGCGAGCGCTTGCATCCTGATGCGTGGGTCGGGGTTCTCAGCCTCAAGGATGAGCTTGTTGGTGACGTAGTGGCGCAGGCGCTTGGAGTCCTTCACCACGGCCATGTCGTAGGCAGCCAGCAGGCTGTCCACGTAGAGGGCACCCTCGGGGGTATTGACCGTTGCGTTCATTTCCTTTGCGGGAACTGTGGCCCCCTCTGACAGGCGGCGCAGGTTGTTCTGCGCGACCACTTGGACGAACTCCATATCGGCAGGGGGGTCGGAGTACCCCTCGGCGTTCAACAGGAGGGCGGCGGCACACGCAGCGCGAGCGCGCTCGCGGACTTCCCGGTACCCCATACCCGAAGTCTTGGCAGACCGGCTGGGGCTGGTCGGCAGTGGAATGAACTCGTCAACAGGGCAATTGATCATCTGACCCCCGAGGGTGCGCAGGGAGTGGCAGCGGATGGTACCCCCCGTTTCGTTTTTCTGCAAGTGATGGGTATGGTCGTCGGGATTCTGGGACTCCTGACGGGGGGTGTTTCTATTTAAGGGGGTGGGTGGGGGTAGGTTTGGCGGATTTATTTTTGTGCCGCTCTTAGCGGCGTAGTCAGTTTTAGTTAGTGTTCGGCGTCGAGAATTTAGCGCCGTAGGTTTATGTAGGTGTAGCCTTTTTTGTGGGGGTAGTGGGTCTGGAATACAGCGCGAAGCGCGGCGGCGGAGTCCCAACGCGTATTGGGGGGCTCCGGGTGCGGTGGGGTTAGCCACGGTTAACCCGAAAAACACGCGTTACCCTATAGTGTAGGCGTGACAAACCTACACTCAATCAACCCTGACAAAAGGAAACGTCATCATGTCAAAGTTCAACGCTACCGCCGTCGTGGATGCTATCGTCAATGCTGCTAAGGCAGACGGTGCCTTTGTTCGCACCCTCGTGGAAGAACGAGAGGTAGCCGGGAAGAGCTTCAAGGCAGAGCCCGCCGTGCTCGCGATTGCCGAGGGCTTGCAGGCCCGTATTGAGGCGGGCGATCTCGACGCCGCGTGCCTGGATGTCTACGTGTCCAATGCCCGCACGATGTGTGAATGCAGCCTGACGGTCCTCATCGCAGCTTGCGAAGAGGGCTACGGACGCAACGGGGTTTGCCGCCGCATCCGTGCCATGACGGGCACGAAGGGCAAGGGTGGACGCCCCAAGGGCAAGCCCGCAGCGAAGGCCGAGACGAAGGCCGAGTCTGGCGCCGCGAAGGCCGAGACGCCCAGCGTGCCGAATGCTGACGCATCGTGGAAGCAATTTCTCGAAACGCTCCGCGCAACGGTACCGGGCCGGAAGGATTGGCAGTCCGAGGATATCGTTGCCTTTCAGGATTGCGCGTCGAAGATGATTGCACTCATCGCTCGCAACGCGAAGTGATCGACACCCCGCAGGGTACACGCCCTGCGGGGTTTTTTTGTGCCCGGTCGGGACCGGGTGTCAAGAGTACGCGAGCGGCACGCCAGCACGCGAGTACGTGGCCCCAACGCCTGCACGCAAGTCCGCGCATGCTGCGCACGCATTGCGCAACGCAAAGCCTTGGAGTTAACCACGGTTAACTGCGGCTACAAAACTTGACAAAACCTACGTTTTGTGGTAGGAGGGTAGTTAACCACGGTTAACCGCGACACCCGGTCCCAGGCAGGGGGCGAGGAAGGCAGCGGGCCAGCCCGAGCCGGTTTGTTCCTTTGTTCTAAGTTCTTCTTCTATAGAACTATTAGGTTAGCGGTTAGTAGTTACCCTAATACTTTTGGCCGTTTTAGGGGCTCGTGAAAGACCCCGGAGGGGGGTACCTCCGGCTAACCGTATAATTTGCCTCAAGAACATGGAACATTCCTGTGGATAACCCCGTTTTTCCTTTACAAATCAAGCACTTGCCGTGTTCCTGAATGTTCCAAAAGTTCCGCCCAACCCTGTACTTTTCGCCTCCAACGCCTCCAACCCTATACTTTTACCCCGCCAAAGATACACAGTCGTGCCTCATTTTCGAGCACCGCATTCCTCAAGAATGATACTGAGAACGCATGACTCTCTCATCAATTCTAACCCTGTACTTTTCCCCTCGGCGCACTCGGGTTAGTCCGCTACGCTGTCCCGATTCTGCTAAGATTTGCGACTCACTCATCACTGGAGCACCCCCATGCGCTACGCCGACCCCCTCCTGTTCGCCCGCCGCATCACCCGCCACCGCCGTCCCGATGGCCTCGTAGAGGCCGTCTACCGTTCCAACCCCCTCAACCCCCGCGCCATCTGGGGGCAGCCCGTGCCCACCGCACCCGGCCACTGCCTAGCCTTTGAAACCTACATCGCCCCCCTGGAGGCGTACCTGACCGTCTTCGACCTCACCGACCACTACCCCGACGACCATCCGCCCGAGCGCATCACCTGCACCGTTGTCCCCCACGCCAAGGTCTACGGCCTGCTCGCCCTCGATCAGATCAGTGACGCCGCTCACCAAGAGAACCTGCGCAGCATCCGGGACGATGCCGTCGTGCGGACGTACACCCGCCTGCGGGACCGAGGACCGACCACTACCCCCGACACCACGCGCTTCAACGCCCTGAACACCACCGCTGCCAGGATGTGCATATCCACAGAACTTGTGCGCAAGGTGCTGACTGAGCGGGGCATACCCGTGCCGGTAGCAGCCGTGAACACTGCGCAGCGTGCCCCCTCGGACCGTGAGCCGCATCGGTTCAGCACTTCGCACGAACACGGGCCGAAGTGGAAGACCCTGACCAAGATCGTGCAGTATCGTCGTAACGCGTCACGTGGAGAGACGAAGTTCATCCTAGCTGATTTGCACAGTGAGAATTGCGCAGGCGGGTACCCAACCCACTGCCCAGCGACGGGAGAAGAACTTAGCTGGGATACGAACACTTCGTGGTATTCGCCCAGCATCGGGCGCTACGACACAACGGAGCCTTATGTGTCTGGTAACGTAGTTATCATGAGCAAGTTAGGGCGCTATCTCACACAGAAGAAAGCAATAGCCCAACTCCCTGCGATCCTGAAGACCCTGCCTGAGATCAAAGATCATTACGAAGCGTGGAGGGAGAAGCATCCCACTGCTTCGCCCATGCCGACACCCGTTCCCCGCCGTCGCCGAGGTGCCGAAACCGACTAGAAACCAACACTAAACCCAACGCTAAACCCAACACTAAACCCTTGACATAACCCCCTACTTGTGATACAATATAGGCTGTTGGGTGAGAAATCGCACAACGACGAGTTAACCGCAGTTAACCGGCTCTTTTACAATTCGCATCGGCGTCGGTGTTACGTCCGGGTTTGGCACCCCGGACGGTGGGCACTGTTGGCCGAGGTTTCGCAGGCTTACCCATAAGCCTGATGACAAGACACTACAAAATACCCACCCCTGCGGTATCACGGGTGCTTAGGCGGAAGGCAGTTACAGCTACGGCTGACTCTGCCCAGTAGCACTAGGCGGCGTGACCGGATCAGATACAAACGGGTTGACCCGCTAGCAGCGGCTGCCTTCGGGCAGCGTAGTTCCTCGACGCATTTGGGGGTAAGAGTCCCTCGGTGCGTAGGTCCGTGCGGAAAGACGCACGGCAGGTTGTTGACGATACCTAAACGTCAACCGACAAACATACATATACAACCTGGGCGGGCTTGCTCGCCTTCGGCTGCTGACTTCACGCGTAACGTCCGCACGGTGCCTAGCCGTGCGGGCTGCGTTGACTCGGTGGTTGAGTAGTACGGGTTACCCGCTACGAGCGTAGCGGCCTGCCTTCGGGCAGTCCAGTGCGCTTGATGCCTGCGCCGCAGGCAGCGTACCCGGGCGTGAGCCCGCAACACCGGAGAGTGAGATGATCATCACAACGAACAACCGCCCACGCCCGCTGGCGTGCCTCGCGGACCTGCCTGCCAAGGTGCGGGCCGACTTCGACTACGTCGGGGACGAGTTTGACGCACGTTTCGTCCAGTACAAAGGCCACTGGTACGACGTATACGATAGCCAGTCCATTTCCACCGTGGCCCGTGGCCCGATGGGGTGGGCGGTGGTCGTGGCCGAGGCATCGCCGTTGGCGGACTGGGACAACATCGTGTCAGACTCGTTCTTCAGCGGCATCCTGTTCCGCCTCGTCGGTGACGACGAGGTGATCGTTGGGAGGTACTGCGCGTGATCAAGACCGAAACCTTCCTGCTGCCCGTGCACTGGGCACCGTACCTCATCAACGGTGACGCGTCGGGCTACACCGACGCAGAGATTGCCGAGATCGATGAGTGGGAGACGATGAACGCTCCCGGCCCGTGCATCGATGTGGAGGAGTACGCCGAGTTCTGCTGGCGCGGCGACGATGGCCTGCTCGGTGCCGACCGTGCGACGTTCACGTTTCAGGTGATCGAGGCGTGCTTCGCTGACGGCGAAGTGATCGCGTACCACTGAGTTGTTTGATCTTTTAGGAGTGAGAAGCAATGCGGTTAGCCGACGTACGCGAGGAAGCATGGAAAACCCGTGCTCACCCTATCCCGACCAAGATGGTGCCTGACTTTGACGCCTTGTTTCATGACCTCAACACGCGGGGCTGGCTGGTGGTGGAGCCCCCGCCCATCGACCACCGGGAAACGTCAACCGGTGCAATAGAGTCCAAGCTGGTAAGGGACTTCAAGAATTGGATGGTGCATAACCAGCATGTGATGCTGAACTCACGCCGCATCGGGCAGTACAGGTGGTATCTAACCATCGGTGCACCGTATACTCGTAAACTAAGAACTGGAGAGAAGCAATGACTACATACAACGGCTGGAGCAACTACGAAACGTGGCTTGTGCACCTCTGGTTGAGCAACGACCAGACGGTCTACGACACGCTGCGTGCCGAGGCACTGGAGGCAGTGACGAGTGACGCCCTGTACCACGCGAAGAACGCCATCAAGAACTGGGTCGAGAATGAACTGGAGCAGTTCTTGGAAGGTCGCGCAGCGGGTATGTTCGTTGACCTCCTGCGCGGTGCGTTGTCCGAGGTCAACTGGTACGAAATTGCCCGCCACCTGCGGGACGAGGAGTCCGACGATGAATGAATGCCCCCGCTGCGGCGACGATATCGACCCGCGCCGAGTGGCCCTCGGGTACTGGCTCTGCCTGATGTGCGGCGAGGAAGCTGCCCGCGAGGAGCGGACCCACTGGACCATCGTCCCGATGCACAAATCGAACTACGTGCTCCTGACGGATCGGAATGATCTGAAGGGTATCAACAACAAGGGCGGGTTGCACCGCTAGGAGAATGACATGAAACTCAACATCGAAGTTACCGACACGTTCGGTCACGAGCCGAACTACTCGTGGGTCAAACGTCACGAGTTGGAAGTACCCGAGTGCCTGTCCAGTTACAGCGTCGTGCGCAGGGTGAAAACCCTCATCGGGTGGAACGGTCGGCGGTGCACGACGACCAACTACGGCGACATGATCGAACTGCGCCCGATGGGCGCGTGCCTTGTGTGTTTCATCACGTTCAGTTAACCACGGTTAAGGAGTTCCCATGAGCATCACATCAATCACTGCCGCTGCCATGCTGGGCAGCATCAACATCTCCGTGTGGGAAGCGCGGAAGCAAGACAAGAAGACTGCCGAGGAGGTGGCCGTCTCCAAGGGTGCACGCAGCAAGCGCGCTGCCACGGTGCACAAGCACCTGTTCAGTGAGTGCCCTGCGCTGGAAGCCATCAAGTCCCTGCGCGGCGAGGTGCGCCAGTGGTTCAACACGGTGACCCTGCCGTGGGACGACAACGGTCGGCGTCTCATCACCGTCGCCCAGTACCTCGACATCACGGCGCAGGCTGCCAAGTACGAGCAGCGCTTCAACGCGCTGGTGCGCGCCTTCATCGGTACCTACAGCACCGAGATCAGTAAGCAAGCCTTTGAGATGGGCGCGCTGTTCGACCGCAGCGAGTACCCGCACGAGGACGAGGTGGCTGCCAAGTTCCGCTTCTCGTACGTGATCGAGCCCCTGCCCATGTCGGGTGACTTCCGCGTGGACATCGGCAACGAGGCGAAGAACCAACTGGCCGAGCAGTATGAGCGGCAGATTGCGGAACGTCCT